TCATATTTGGGCTTATCCATCAAAAGGGTATCGTAGTGTCGTCCACGACATTTAAACTCAAATATGACGTCCGTAGAGGGGCTATAACCATCCTTCCTGTTAAACTCACTTGTGTCTTGAAGATCTGGTATCAACTTTGTTTTAAGTAGCTTTATTAGTTCTGCTTCCTTGAGGTTAGTTAAAAAAGTTTTTCTATCTTTCATATATCCATAGTTATAGTCTTTTTATTTTCCTTCTTAATATATTCTGGAAAGAACACCTTGGTGTAGAACCTAAGAATGTAATTATCGTTTGAGTCCCTTACTTCTTCTTCTAGTTGAAGTAGGCTTTCTACATACTCTTTCTGTTGAGGATTTGTCATATCCTGAAACTGCTTAAGACCAATACCACCTTTTCTAAAGTAGATTGGTTTTCTTTCTTCTTGTTTGTTCTCCATTTTACATTTTTTGTTTTTTATTTTTATTATTATATGTTCTTAAACATCCTTTCCACCATACCTTGAGGTACTTCAACCTTTCAGGACAATTTGTTTTCATACCTTGTTGAAGGTAACTTTTGTAACAACCAAGTATCCAAACTTCATCCTGGCTAAGTTGAGGATGTAAACAATTTTGTTTATTTTCTAATAGTTTCTTAAATGTTTTCATATTATTATCTTTTTAAACCACTTTGTCTAAATATACCATTATCTTTTCTATTACTTTTTGGTACAATAAGTTGTTTTCTTTCTTTGGTACATTCAATGTATCTTACACCATTTATTACTACACCAATATACTTTTTACAAAACATCCTGATAATATCAACCTGTTTGTTTGTTAAAGTATACTTACCATTCTTTGTTCTTTCCTGAAAACTATGTATTAGTTTTAAGTCTACAGGTAGAATATTTTTCCAATATGGTTTTAAACTTTTCAGTAACCTTTTGAAGGTTTTATTGTTCTGTGATATTTTTGTTTTCATAATACTTCTTCTATATAATTTTTTAATGCTGGTAATTTTTTAAAAATAATACTACTGTTTTCGTTGAGGGTAGTTCTTTCTTTAGAAGTTATGGAACCACCTTCAACAACTCTTTGTATTATACTAGCTAAACCATCCTCAAACTTTTCTTTAAGTAAAGAAAGTATATGTTCTTTTTCAAACTGTTTTTTACTAAGTGATGTATTAGTTGGTATAGTAGACTGATGTACCTCTGTGATATATTCTTCTGATATATTAGTTGATATACTTGGTTGACTCAAATTAGGATAGGGTGTTGACTGATTTTGAGATACCCCATTGAATGAATTTAGTATACCCTCTTTACTTAAATTAGTATACCCTATTGACTCATTTTGGGATACCCCATTGACTAAAATTGGGTTACCCATCTCATCAAAGTCATCGTCGTTGGTTATTAGTTTTGTGGTTAACATAGCATCAACAAGTTTTTGAGTTGGGTACAAATACCTTTTACCACCACTTTTTTGGTAAAAACTTAAATAACCAATTTTAACCAATTTAGATATTTTTCTGGAAGCAGTCGCTTTATTCTTCAACCCAAGCATCTTACATAAGGCTCCGTTTGTTATATAACATTTACCTTCAAGCTGGTTTAAAGAAATAACTTTAGCAATAATAATTTTACTATCCGAATCTATATCGGTCATTTCAAGTAGGTTGTAATCAATCATAAGAAATTTTTTGTTTATCATATCTATTTTTTAAATAAAAAAGGGCCATCTGGTACTAACTGCCTCTTACCTCAGTGTTCCCAAACAACCCTTAAAATCTTTAATGTCCATAATGTAAGAGGGGACTATAATGATAAATATATGCTTTTTTAGCGAAAGTACAAAATCCAAAGCCAAAAAAAACTTTTTTTGCCACAGATTTTTTTATTTGCCAAAAATTACATATATTTGATTATAATAAAATTTATAGATTATGGTACAGACAAAAAAAATTCAAAAGTGTGCATTCACAAAGACTTGGAGTGCACCAGATGGTAACACGATTTACTATCACGAAGTTCTCTTCAACGGAGATGAACAACCTTACATTTACGGTTCTAAATCTAAAGAACCAGAATTTCTTCAAGCCGGTGAAGAATTATCTTTCACAATCAAAGATGCTTTGAAGAGAACAATTACACGAGTACAAAATCAGGAACAATCACAGACGAAAACAACTACGTCTTCTTATGACGGTGGGGTTGGCGCTATGGTTGGTAATGCTATCACCAACGCTGTTAATTTGGTGGTTGCTGGAAAAGCAAATCTAGATGAGATTGAAGTGATCGCTGAAGAGATTTGTAGAGTTTCTTGTAGCCTCAAGTTAAAGTTTTCTAATAAATAAAATTGTTTTTTTTAAGTTTTGTTTAAATAAAGCCGGGAAGAGTGGTGTACTTCCTGGTTTTTTTTTGCGATATTTATATTAGACCGGTCGGACATTTGGTTACCTTTCATTTGATTTAATACTACAGCCATTGTATTCTTTTTTTATCCGACCGGTTTTTTTTGCCTTCAAATTTTTTTATTTCAAAACTTTCTAGTATATTAGTGTTATCAACAAAATATTTATAGATATGTCAAAAACAACAGAATGGTTCCTAGAACTACAAGAAAATGGGTTGGTATCAATATACCAATCAGTGGTTGAAGATATTGACCACGAAGTAATCACAGAAGATTTATTAACACTAAACCCAACAGACAATGATCATTGAGTTTGAAACAACCCAGAAAACGCTTTATTCGTTTAGCCTAGACCCAACTGAAACATCAAAGTTTTTGCATTGGCAATTAACACAAGATGGCCCCGATGAAAAAGATATTTTAAGATATTTAGAAAGTAGGGACTTACCTCGTCAAAATACATATTTTTCTCTAGAGATACAAAATATGATTAGTGACGAAAATGATGAAGATTAATTTTTTTTTGTTCTAATAATGGTAAAATAAAACGGCCGGTAGTTTCTACTACTGGCCCTTTTTATTATAAACAATAAATGAACTTATTCACCTCTCCACTTAGAGTAGCAAATAGCTAGTGCTTGATCTTGATCATATTCACCACCAATGTCTCTCATACATCTACTAATGAAACCTTGTTCATCTTCTGATCCTTCTGGTGATGGTACAGGAAAACCTTGTTTGACTTTCTTAGCTTCCATAGGCACACAATTGGGAACTTCCTTACCATCTAGTATTTTTGTTCCTATTGGTTCGTAACCTTCCCAACACGGATTATCCATTTCACCTTCTTCAAAGTTTTTCTTTTTGCAGCCACAACCTTTTTTCTGAGATAGGTTTTCAACTCTAAACTTGTGGATTATTTGATGCTTTTCCATATTATATTAATTTTTTATATTCGCGATATGTTATATGTTTGTTATGTAAGTAGTACTCATCAAATGTTTTATTTATCCAATTGGCAAAATCAATATTTGTAATACCGTATTTTTCAGAAGCTGTTTCTTTAAACATTCTATTATGGTAATCACCTTTTTTTGTATAATGTAATTCTTCTGGTTTAGGTTCTGGTAATCTCTCGTTGTCTATTTTCATAATCCATTCTTTCTTTTTAGATTTTTATTTTCGGTCATTAAGCTTTCAACCTTTTTTTCTAGGTCTTGTATCTTTACGTTTAATTCGTGTATTTCAGCCTTTAGATCATCTATAATATTTTTATATAGATTAACAGATAGCTCAAGATTGCGCAAAACTTGGTTATCTGTTTCTGCATCGCTACGTCTTTTACCTACAAAAAAACCAGCAACAGCTGTTAATGCATTTGATATAATTAATAATAATTCGTTATTCATATTATAAGCAGTCTGGACAGTTTTTATAGTTTTGTTCTAATTCAGAATACACTGGCATACTTCTAGCAATTCTTTCCATTGACCATCCTTTTCTTGATGTATGGTTAAGAACAATCGGGTTATTATATTTTGCCATACGATCTGGGATCATACCATCTTGTGTTGATGCTTGTTCATACTGAGGATATTTACCCTGGCCATTACCAGTTATAAGATAATCTTGTAAACGCATCTTATAAAAATCTGCTCTCTGTTTTTGGATAGTACGTAGATACTTCATTGTTTCAATATCAACACTTCTAGCATTTTCAGCATCACCCTCTACAATGCCTCTATTCATTACGCGATAATGTAAAAACGGTATGGATGTAAAATATGCAACCTGGATTAGAAATGGTTGAATATAATCATTAACCAATGTTAATTCATCATTATTCAATGTATTACCAGTTGATGATATTTGTGATAATAAATGATTATAAAAAAGTGTTCCAAGTAAAGGTTGTAACTCTACATCTTGTGCCACTTGAATTTCAGATCTTAATGTGTCCATTGGGACGTTGGCATTAATGCTGGTAAATTGTTTTAGCTTTGTTTCACTGACTAGTAGTACGCCGGCCATATTATTTTAATTAGTTTTAATTTATTCTTCTTCGCCAAGCCAAATGTTCATATCTTCTTCTGCTAAACCGTAGCCACTTTTTAACATTTGTTTTGCCATTTCTCTGGTTATTTTACCTTTATTATATTCTCTCACTATTCTCATAAGTGCTTGATATTCGCGGCCTTTCATACCTTTGATATTCTCATTTACAGCAGCAGCTTCTACTGGAACCTCTGGTGCATTTACAACAGATGGTTCTTCAACAACATCACCAACTTCAAATATGGTTAATGGCTTAATTTCAAACGTTGTAGGCTTCTGAAACTTCATTGATACCAACTTATCAAACACACCCAATAACTGCTTCTGATAAGGCTCTATTACAGTCTTACGCACATAATAGATATGTGTAGCAATTTCGTCTTTGCTACCTAACTTACCAGCTGTAGAAATACCGAATAATTCTCCGGTTGAAATTCTATGTGCTGATAATATAGATTGTTGAATGTCGTTATAGATTGCAGCATAATATCCATCATTTGCTGATGGTGATATTTGCGTAATTTCTGGTGCCAATTCTTTGCTCTCGTTGAAAGAGATGATCGGTCTACCAGCGTTGTTAACGCTTGAATATTGCTCTTCTAAAGCTCTTGTAATAATCTTTTGCTCTTCCTCACCTGGTATTCCATTGTTCATAGATATGAAAAGGCTTGGCAACATTCCGTTCTTAAGATTGTTCTGATGAAACTCTTTAATGTTTACATCAATCTCAATAGCAGCCAAACCACCAGAATAATCTGGCTGAGGGTAATAACTATTACTTGGAACATATTGTTTGTAATAATAGATTTGAGATGCTTCACCATCTTCTTGATTAAATGCATCATATTCTTGAGGTGCATATTTTCTTGTATTCGTCCAATCAGGTGAATAATAGTATTTTTTAATTTCGTCATTGTCGTCTAGTTTTCCACATCTAACACGGCTAAAGTCTAAGTGGTATATTTCAGCTATACTTTGTCTGTCTCTAGACCAAATAACATTAAGTGCATAACCACCGAATAATACAAGATCAAGAGCACACTTCTTCATTACCTCAGCAACATTCTCTTTCCCGTTTATTAGGTTTATTGTAGCCATTGGGTTGTTTAATGATACTATTCCGTCACCCATAATCTGTTCTACCTTTGATGTAACAATAGCTTTGTGTATGGCACAGTTGTTATATCTTGAAATAAGATACTGTGGCATTTGATTGTTTTCACCATAATAAACCCAAGGGCTTCTATTGAATATTTCTGAGAATATCGGAAGCATAGGTTCCTGT